ATATATCTATAAAGTAATGAGAGGTTGATTTATTAGATGTAAAGGAGGCACAATGGAAAAGAAAAAACTTACTTTAAAGCAAAAGGAAAGAGCTGAAAGAAAAGCATTAAATGCTATTCCTAAAATTACTTGTGCTGGATGTAGTAAAACTATGGCTGTTGGTTATTTTTATATGAGTAATGTAAAAATCCATTTACATGGTAGAGTTCCATATTGTAAAACATGTGTAAAGAAAATGATATGTGATGATAAAGGTAATGTTACTATGATTAAGATTCAGAATACTTTACAACTAATCAATAGACCATTTCTTTATGACATCTGGTTATCATCTTTAAATGCATATGGAGATACATTTGGTATATATATTAAGCAATTAGCTTTACCACAATTTAAAAAGCTATCATGGAAAGATTCATGTTTTGAAGCACAACCTAAGTCTAAAATGGATTATACAGAAATTGAAACAGATAATTTTAGAAAAGAATTACAATTTTTTGATGTAACTAATGAAATTATATTGAAATGGGGATTTGGATATCCTGATATTGAGTATCAAGCATTTGAACGTAAATATCAATTTTTAAAAAATAATTATCCTGAAAAGACTGCTATGCATACAGAAGCATTATTAAACTATGTTAGGTATAGAGTTAAGGAAGAATTATCTACTGCACAAGGTAACGTAAAGGATGCTAAAGAATGGGGTGGATTAGCTGATAGACAAGCTACTGCCGCTAAAATTAACCCATCACAATTAAGTAAAGCTGATTTACAAGATGGATTAAATAGCTTTGGTGAATTAACAAGAGCAGTTGAAAAAGAAGTTGATATAATTAATATATTACCTCAATTCAAGGAAAGTCCAAAGGATAAACCTGAATTTGTTTTATGGTGTTATATCAATTACATACGTGATTTACAAGGTTTAGGATTATGTGCTTATAAAGATATATGGGCATTTTATGAAGAACGTAAAAATCAATATGCTGATAAATTTAATGATGATTTTGAAGGTGATATGATTGGCTAATTATAAAAACTTTCAATCTGACAACATGAAATATGATTCTAAAGATAGTAGAACAGATATGTATAATCCTAATTTTTCTCCTACAGTATCATCACAAGGTATTAATGAATCATCTAACTTCATGAAAAATCTTCCTAAATGGGTTGAATTTGTATCATGGGCGAGATGGTATCCTGATTTATTTTATGATTTGATTACTCCTGAAACAGGTAGCATTTATATAGATTTAGACGAGCGTATTTTTTTAAGGGCAACTGCGAGGTTTTTAAGCTCGTACGGGGTGTTTCCGAGAGGTTTTGGTAAATGCCAAAATATGGAAACTCTAATTTATACTAGTTCAGGCATAAAAGAAATGGGTGAATATTTTAATTATCAAAAAGATAATAAAGAAACATTTAAATCATGTGATATAGAATTATTGAATAGATATGGAGAATTAGAGACATCAAATATAGGGGTTTATAGTGGATATTTGCCTACAAAGGTAATTACAACTGAAGAGGGTTATGAAGTTGAAAACACATTAAATCATCCTATGTTAGCAATATCAGATGATGGTATAATTGATTGGAAATTATCAGAGGATATTAATATTGGTGATTATGTTTTAATCAATAGAAACAATAATATTTGGGGAACAAATGTAAAATTGAATATTGATTATGATAAATTGAATAATGTTAAACATATCAATACTTGTAATATTGTAGAAACATTAGATGAAGATTTCGCTTTGATTATGGGATATCTTATTGGTGATGGATGTATTACAAGAGATGATAGAATAGTACTAACAAATATTGATGAAGATATTATTAATAATTATACTAATTTTATTCGTAATAGGTTAAATATAAATGTAATACATAGAGGAATTGATTATTATATTTATGGTAAATATTGCAGAGAATATTTTAGACAAATAGGATTTGATATGTGTAATGCACATAATAAAGTAGTTCCTAAATGTATAATGGAAGCACCAAAAAGTATTGTTTCTAATTTTATAAAGGGATTGTTTGATACTGATGGTGGATTATCTAATTCATATATTGAATATTGTACTGCATCTAAAAAATTATCAAAACAGGTTCAAGTAATATTACTAAATTTTGGTATTATATCAACTCGAACAAAAAAATATAATAAAAAATTCAAAAGCTATTCATATAGGATATGTATATTTGGAAAACACATGAATATATATTTAAAAGAAATAGGATTTTCTTGTCAAAGAAAGCAAGACAAGCTTATTACATTATATGATAAAAAAAGAAATACAAATAAAGATGTTATTCCAAATCAAAAAAATAAAATTGAATTATTTTATAAAGATATAAAAAAATATAATACATATGTGTATGATAGAATATATCATATCTTAAAAGGTAATAATGAATTAACATACGAAAAATTAGATTACTTAATGAGTTTAAATAAATCTGAGTTATGTAGTAATTTTGAAGAATTAAAATATATATATAATTCAAATTATTTTTATTCAAAAGTAAAGACAATAGAAGATAGTAACAATCATGTTTGTGATTTACAAACAAATGAAACTCATTCTTTTGTTAGTAATGGATTTGTAAGTCATAATACATTATTGGAAGTAATGTCAATGTATCATGGAGCAATATTTTATCCTGATATAAACAATGCAATGTCTGCACAAACTAAAGAAAATGCAGCAAAATTATTATCTGAAAAACATAGAGAGGTATTAAAATATTATCCTCTTATGGCTAATGAAATACAGAAATCAAGTTTTGTAAAAGACACTGCTGAAGTTTTGTTTACAAGTGGAGGAAAAGTTGATATTTTAGCTAATCATCAAAATACTAAAGGTGCAAGAAGACATACTTTAAACATTGAAGAAAGCGCATTATTAAATAATGCACTGTTCGAGGATTGGGTTCTAACAGTCCCCTTATACAGTAATGTATATTGAAGCATTTGGTGAACCTCAAAAATGAGGGTATCTAATTACTTGTTTAAAAGTAAATAGGTTAACGGTGAAACCTAAGTTATTATGTGATATAATAATATGGCAATACCGTCGTAAGTTAATTATTTATTATTATGGAGGCATTATGTGGAAGACAAGGAAGTTAATAGTATATTTAAATTCATTAATCAATACAGTAGTTGATGATATGTTGATTGTAAAATATGTAGAAAATAATCGTTATATAACAATATTTATGAAATGTTTGATATGCAATAGAGAGAAATCAGTTTCATATAGACATTTTAAAAACAATACAGCTACTACACATAAATCTTGTAGTGGCTTAGTACCTAGAGACGATGATTTTCACATTAGATACAAAGGCATGAGAGCAAGAACTACAAACCTTAAACATGACAATTATGCACGTTATGGTGGGAGGGGTATTGAATCTGAGGAATATAAATACTATATTGATTTTTATGATGATATGTATAAATCTTATTTAAAACATGTTAAAAAACATGGTATTAATAATACAACTTTAGAAAGAAAAAATAATAATGGACATTATACTAAAAATAATATTAAATGGGCAACAATTAAAGAGCAGGCAAATAATAGAACAACATGTATAAACATTAATGCTGTATCCCCAGATAATATTACTTATAAAAATATTAATGTCTCTGATTTTGCTAAAGAACATCATTTAAATAGAGGAAGTATATACTGTTGTTTACAACATAATTGGAAACAATATAAAGGATGGAAATTTACAAAAATAAATAATTAAAAACGCTAACGACTATCCCTGTCGAGGGAGTACATTCAAGGTGGAATTCCTTGTTTGGAAGTGCCAAATATCCTACACATGAGGATAATGATATAGTCTGAACAATATGTAAACATATTGAATAACAATTTTGGTTTTAGAACCTGTGGTAAATGTTCCCAGAAGAACTATAGGTAAGTCCGCTTCTATAAATCCTGATGAATTAAATGGTAAAATTAATTATTTTACAACATCTGGATTCAAGGGTTCATCTGAACATGAACGAAATATATTAATGATAAAAGAGATGGCAAATTTACAAGGTAAATTTGTGTTTGGTGCTGATTGGCAGTTAGCTGTAGGATTTGGACGTGGAGAAACAAAAGCACAAATCTTAGCTAAAAAAGAAAAATTATCACCTATATTCTTTGCTATGAACTATGGTAGTAAGTGGACAGGTGCAACAGATAATGCATTAGTAGATATAAACAAATTATTAACATTAAGAACTTTGACCAAAGAAGAATTCAAATCTGATGGTAAAAGTGAATATATATTAGGTGTTGACGTTGCTAGGTCTGAGCATAAAGCAAACAATCAATCATCTATTGCAGTGTTAAAATTAAAGCGTAATAAGAATAATAAAATCACATTGATTAAGTTAGTTAATATAGTCAATGTATCAAATATGTTAACATTCCAAGCTCAAGCAATGGAAGTAAAAAAAGCAAAATTAGCATACAATGCGAAGGTTGTAATTATTGATAGTAATGGTTTGGGTAAAGGATTATTAGACGATTTAGTATTAGAAACATTTGATGTAAATACAGGGGATTCATTAGGTTGTTGGGCAACAATCAACAATCCAGATATTAGACCTGAGATTGAAGATTCTGATAAAATCATTTATGATTTAAAACCTCAGTCTGCACAATCAGAAATTATAATTGCTTTTATTGATATGGTAACAAGTGGCAAATTACAGTTATTAGAAAAAAGACAAAATGCAGGATATGATGTTGATGATAAAGATTGTGCAACAAAAATGTTACCTTATATCAACACAGATTTCTTATTTGAAGAAATCTCTAATTTAAAAATCAAGCAATTATCTTCTGGTAAATACTCACTTGAGAAAACAATACAACGTATTGATAAAGATAGATTTTCTGCTGTAGCATATGCATTATGGTATATAAAAACTTTTGAAGATAACATATATCAAGATACAGAAACGAATGCTTTAAATTATTTATTTATTAATTAATAATTAAAATATAATTATTCTCATTATATATTTGAGAAGGAAGGTGAGAATTTGGAAAAAGAAAATATTGATAGTAAGTATGACAGTTTGGATTTTGATTTTAATAAATTTCTTAGTTCAAAAACAATGGGAAATAGTATCATGAATAATCCTGTATGGGCTAATTCAATTTTAAAGAATATAACATCTTCTCCTCAAAAATATGATAGGACAAAGTTAAAAGTATATTTACAAAATCCTGTTTACTATGAAAAAGAGTTAAAGGATTTTGGACAATACTTATATAATTCAAATATGTTTTTTAAAAGGTTAGTTCATTATTTTGGAGATTTATTAGATTTTAGATACATACTTATTCCACAAAATCCTGATACAAGTCCTCAATTTAAAAAAGCATATACTAAAATATTAGAGTGGTATGATAAATTTAATCTTGTTTATGAATTTAGAAATATGATGCACACTATTATTTTAGAAGATGTAGCATTTTATTCTGTAAGAGAGAATGATGATATTATAACATTGCAAAGGTTACCTACTGATTATTGTAAGATTGTAGGTAAGACTAATTTAGGATATAGATTTGCTATTAACATGTCATTTTTTATGCAATCAGGAATTGATGTAAGTGCATATTCAGAAGAAATACAAGATGCTTATTGGAAATTTATAAGTGGTAAAAGTAATATAGAATATTTTTATTTAAACTTAGACCCTACAAAAACAGTTTGTTTTAAATGGGATGAATCATTTGCTGGTATTATGCCAATATTACTAGGAATATATTTAAATTCATTAGACATTACTGAATATCAAGATTTACAAAGAACCAGAACTGAATTAGATACTTGGAAAATGGTATTACAGAAAATCCCAATGCGTAATGATAAAGATTCAAAACGCAATGATTTTTTAATTGATGAAACAACAGCAGGAGCATTTCATACAAATGTAAAATCTGCTTTACCTGATGGTGCAGCAGTAATTACAACGCCTATGGATATTTCAGCTATAAACTTTGATAATTCTCAAAACAGGGATGATATTGTGGCAACAGGGACACAGGCATTTTGGGATGCTTCAGGTGTATCACCTATGTTATTTGGGGCGCAGAGTAAGTCTAGTGTTGGTGTACAAAACGGAGTAAAAGTTGATGAAGCTTTTGTATCTATTATGTATCCTCAATGTTCTAGGTTTTGTAATTTTCATGCTAATAATAACAGTAGGAAACATAAGTTTGGAATAGAATATTTAAACAGTACAATTTTAAACAAGAAAGAACAATTAGATGGAGCAATACAAGGCATTCAATATGGTATGCCAGTTAGTTTAGTTGGTCATGCTTTAGGATTAAAAGCTGGAGATTTAGATAAATTAAATTTACTAGAGAAATACACAGGGTTAAAAGATAATTTAGAACCTGTACAGACAAGTCATTCAAGTAATTTAAATGAAAAAGAGGGGAAACCTGAAAGTGATTTAAAAGATTTAACTGATTCTGGAATTCAAACAAGAGATGAAGAACAAAATAAAGAGGAATTATGAGGAGGATATTATGAGAATAAATAACATTAATAATTTATCTACTAAATTTGTTAAAAATAATTTTTATTATTGTAATGATTCAACTCGTAAATTATTAAATTCATGTGGAATATTTGAAGTAGGGACTTGTTTATCTGATGATAAAGAAATTCAATTTATATTTTTTAATAATGAACAAATAAAAAATATTATAAATAAAAAATAATAATTTTCTTTATAATGAACCTCTTAATAATAATGAAAGGGGGAGCTTATTGAGTGAACAATAATACTGTAATGAATTTTGAAGTAAAAATTGATGGATATCAGCAAGTAAATTCTTTATTTGCTAAAGCATATTGTAAGATTGGGTATGCTGGAATTAATAGAAATGGTTCTTTTATAAAAAAAGAAGCTTTTGAAAAAGCAATTCATTCTTTATATTATGCACCAGTAGTTGGTGAATGGAAAAAGGAAAAAGAAAACTTTGGTGACCATGGTGGAAAATTAGAAATCACATCAGATGAAATTCTTTATAT